AGTGCAACGTACAATCGTTTATGGATTGCTGACATCACCCTTGAACCACGTTCTAAAAGAGCTACGGTCGTACCAACGGCTGCGCCTTGGTTCCCGTCCCCGACCTGCATGTCAGCAATGGACGCGAATCTCTGTCCTGCTTGAACTACAATACCCATCAACTGTAATAATGTTGCTGATGGTTCTTTGTATGGTAAAAATACAAATGCATCTCTTAGATTACCCCCTGGAGTATCTACATCTTTAAATTCTCCTGGTTGTATTGGTGAAGCGTCGTCTTTGACTCTGACACCACGTTGTTTAAATCCGGCTGGTAAATTAGATAAAGTCCCCGCGTCTAATAACTGACGGAGAGCAGACGTTGCCGTTCTGCTCAAACCGCCAATCATATGAATGAGTCCAAAGCCATAAAATCCAAGTCCTGGCAGAAATTTAAAATGGACAAAATATTGGATTTTATTTTTTAATGGATCATTGGGCGCAAAGTTTCGTCTTATAGACAAAACTTTCTGACTACCTTCTTCAATTGTTATGACGTAAGGTAATTTTATTCCTGTTGGTTCACCGTCTTCACCAACATCTTCGAAACCTTCTAAATCTAAATTAATGTGAAACTCTAGTAAAGTGTACATAGCTTCCATTCTTCCTGATTTAGTTGTTCCTTCTAATTCTCTTTCCTTTTCCTCCACCTTATCTGCATTACCTGCAGATGAAGGTTTCGAAAGTTCTATATCTGAATAAAAACCATTTAGTTGTTCCTTCTAATTCTCTTTCCTTTTCCTCCACCTTATCTGCATTACCTGCAGATGAAGGTTTCGAAAGTTCTATATCTGAATAAAAACCATTTACTTGTTGTTTACGTAAATCATTTTCAGATATTTTTATTACATGAACGATTGCCTCCGCATCATCTAATGAGGTAGCTGTATACGGAACGACTAGATCGTCTGCAGGGATAAACTTAGAAACAGCTCTCCCTAGTAAATCATCATAATAAACTTTTTTAAATGTAGAACCAGATAATGGTAAATAAAATAACATTTGATCAAACTCAGATTCATATTCTTTCATTTGATCTAATAACTGGTAATTCATAAAATCTTTAACTCTTTGTGATTGAGCTTCTTTTGCAGGTGTTGACAATCCAACTATTTGTGTTCTTACAGGTCCATCTGCTGGCATCAATTCTTTGTATGCTAACGCTTGAAATTGTGTAACTGCTTCTGCTAATACTGGGTGTGTTGCACCACTTGCTCCTTGAAAAGGTTCGTTACGGTTTTCATATTTAAATCCTAATAAATCTAAACCGTTTGTATAAGATTGTTCCCAATCTTTTCTTGATGCTTTGTAATCCATATAGTTAGATCTTAATTCTGTTCCTATTGGATCTAAAACATCTTCTGGTAATATGTCTGCTAAATTATCAAAGTGTGATTGTGTGCTTGCTTGGTTTATTGAACTTGGTTCAAAATCAATTGTTGCACCACCATCTTCATCTGGTGTAATTTCTACTGGTTGTTTTTCTTGTTGTTCCGTAACATCTACTTCTTGTTCCGGCGCTGGAACTTTTAATTCAGTACGTGTGTTAGGGAGTGTTTTATCTATTTCTGCCATTTGTTACTCCTAGTAATCCATATCATCATTATACAAAGAACGCAACCCTTGTGAGTTTGGTCCTGATTCTGGTGGTGGGCCTGATGGAACACCAGCTAGTTTAGCAATACCACCGCCTGCTAATGGTTGTAAAGCCTTTGCACCCTGCGTTCCATATATCTGTTCATCTCCATATGTTTTAGCAAGTTCAGATAATGGAATGCTTTTTAATTTATCTCTATAAGCTAATATATCTTTTGCTGATACGTTTTCACCTTGCTGTCTATACGCTTGAGCTAAATTTATTGCATCTGAAGTTTTTAATTGCATAAAATCTGTGGGTAGTGTTGGAAACATATTTAAATTTAAATCCATTTGACTTGGTTGTGCTGGAAAAATTCTAGTAGATTCTGTATCTGTGTAGTCACGTATTCCAGGTATACCTTCCATTTGATCTTTTAAAGATTGTTTTGCAAAAGCTGATTTAGCCATCTGTGCATCTGCAATCTCTTCTGCTTTTCTATCTATAAATTGCACTAGGTCTGATGATACCGTATTTTTTTGTAGTTCTTGTTCTGCTGCTTGCAGTTGTGCTTGTGTCATTTGTATATCTGAAGTTAAATCACCAACGTAACCCTCGCCACCTTGATCAGTTATAGCTTTAAGATTTGTTAATTTGTTTTGTAAAGAATCTACTTTAGCTTGACTTTCTCTAAATTTATCAACATCTAATTTTAAATCACCAAACTTACCAAACTTTTTTGCTTCTATGTTTGATGTAAAATCAGTTGCACCAAACGTAAGTGTATCTATAGATTTTAAAAGAGCATTAGTTGGTTTCTCACCTAATATAGTTCTACCTGCAGCCTCCAATCCAACGTACGCAAGTTCTGGTACTATGCCATATTTCATAAGCCCACTTACTACTGCACGACCACCTCTTAAAAGTTTTGCTGCATCCTTTACTTGATCTGCTGTTTTAAATTTACCCTCGTTAAAATTTCTTGCACCTTCTTGAGCACATCTAGAAAGACTAGCAGTGCCATTTTCATACGGTATTCTACCACCATCAGCTTTTCGTTTTCTAATAAAAATTTCGCATTGAGGACTATCAGCAAATGATGCTATTGTTTCTACAAGTTGTTTATCAAACTCTAGAGCTTTTTTAAAAGTCCCTTGTGGAATTTTAGCTCCTTGATCTTTTGCCTTTCTAATAGCTTTAGTTAAATCTAATTCTTTTCCAAAAAATCTTTCTCTTGCAACCATAGAGGGAGAGGATTGGATATTTAATTTTGCTATATCCTCTTTAAAAACATTAAACGCTTTTTTCTTATCAGTTAAAGGTGTTTTAGATGTTTTAGATTTTTCCCAAGATTTTTCAAAATCACTTCTAATTTTATATTCTTTAGTATTATCGTCAAAAAAAGCTAAACTTGTTTTTAATGGATTGTTTTGTCGACCAAAATCATGTTGAATAGTAATAGCAGTTCTTGGATCTCCACCAGTCCAACCAGGAATTAACACCGAATTAATATTATTTCTTAAATTTGGTACATCATTTATAAAAAATTTTTGACGGTATGATTTTACAGCTTCATCATAATTTTTTATTCCAAATGATTTAGAATTTTTATTAACATACTTTTTAAAAGTATTGTAAGTAAAAGTTTTACCAGTTTGATTATCTTTAATTTTTATTTTATTACTAAAAAAATCTTTACCTTTCATAGATTTTTCGTAACCTGAAACAATACTAAATCTACCATTACCATCAACATTATTTTTTGCAGTTGCAACTGCGTCTTTAAAAATTGCTTCATCTGCTTTTGTAGCCGGTGGATCCATACCTTTAAGTTGATATTCTTTTGCTTTTGCTTTTGCTTTTTGTTTTTTAATTTTAGCTCTACCCTCTTTAGTTTTTTTCATTTCATAATATCTTTTATTTTCAGCTATTCTTCTTTTTTCTTTTGATTCCTCACTTCTACCTAATGCAGGTTTTGGTTGAAAAGAACCTGACAAATTATAATATCTTAATCTATCTGCAATAATATTTTTAGTAAAAGGTTTATTATCTTTTGTCCTATAATTTTTTAATATTTCTACAAATTCATTATATGTTTTATCTTTGTTTTGATTTACTAAATTAATAAAATCATCTTTACCTATTTGATTTTCTTTAATTATACCAAGTCCTTTAATTTGTCCTGTGGTTTTACCTTGTCTAATATTAGATCTTTCAGATTGTTTTAAAGATTCCCAAAGATCAATTCCAGTTTTATTATATTTATTACCATGTACTTTTTCAGCTATTTCTAATTGTTTTTTAGTAGGAGCTTTTACACCAGCATACCCAGGTCTAGATCCATCAGCACTTGGTTTAACTAACATACCACCACCTGCTTTTGGATTACGTATGTTAAAGTTTTCAAACATTTCTCTGTCTAGTGCTTGTTGTGGTCGTTCTACTTCGCCAGGTTTTTTTACAACATCCCCGTACATCTCTTGCATCTTGTTAATGTATTCTAGTATATCCATTATTCACCTAACATTCTAGCAATACCGCCTGATGCAAACGCGTCATCGATATCTGGTTCCATGTCAATAATTGGCTCACCTTGTCTATTAATAATAAAATCAGTTTCAGCCTCACGGTCACCTTCTGATATAGCTCTAGTTTTGTCTTTTCTTTTTTTAGATTGTAAAAATTCTTTTAATGTTTGTTTTTGACCTGTTGCATATTCTTTTAGTTTTGAAACATCTGATGTTAAGTCACTAATACTTGTGCCACCAATTTCATCAATATCTATAGCATAATCATCAGGGCCATCGGCTCTTGCAACTGGACCTGACTCTGCTACATCAAACTCAGCTGCTGGTCTTGGGTTTTCTTCATCAGGTAATGGTTTTTTGTACCGTAGTTGAACTGGATCTTCATACATGTTGTCTACACTATCATATTCTACTCTAATAACTCCGTCGTCAAGGTCTTGTGTTACTCGTACTTCAGGTCCACCAACTTGATCATCTATTTTTGTTGTATGTACAATTTGTCTTTCTTTAGTTGCAAATTGTTTTGTAACATCATCACCTTCTAAAATTACTTTGTTAACTAATGCATCAAACCATTCTGGCTTACCAGGTACGTCTGCTGTTTTAATTACAGGAACTTTAGTTATTGTTTTACCAATCTTAAATGGTTTTAAAAATTTACTTACAATAGGAATAGCCATTGCACCACCAAGCATTTTTAAAAATGTTCTTCTTTTCATTCCACCCTTTTTAAATTTTGTTCTCATACCTGCAATACCGCCGTCGTTTTTACCAGTTCTACTTCCCCTTGGACTTTGACCTTGTTTAGAAGGAGCATCAAAACCTTTACCGCCACCGCCTCCGCCGTTTCCACCAGTTGTACTTCCTCTTGGACTTTGACCTTGTTTAGTAGGAGCACTAAAACCTTTAGTTCCACTGCCTCCATCCGTATCTTTACCGCCACCGCCTCCATCCGTTGCTGCTTCTTTAGCTAATTCTGCTTCTTTCATTTTTTGAAAAGTTTTTGCTTGTTCTATTTGTTTTTTGGATAGTAAATCTTTAGCCACTATTGATTTTATATCAAAATCATCTTCTACTTGTGGATTTCCTTGCAATCTATCTATTAATCCATATATTCCACCTTCGTCTATAAAATCAGTAACAACATTCCCCATATTAAAATCATATGCACCTCCAGTATAATCTACACTTCCATCAGGTTTTATATTAAAACCAGTTCCACCCATTGTTGTGGCTAAAGAAGCCTGCATTGGACTCATTTCACTAATCCCACTAAAAGTTTTAGTAGGACTTCCATAATCTGAATAATCAATAGTGCCTGACTTTTTATTTTTTGATTTTGCTATATTATCTAAAAAATTTTTTTGACCGCTTGTTAATGATACATCTGTTACTGCTCCAGGGTTTGAAGGGTTACCAATAATTCCTTTTGCAAAATTATAAGGGACTGAAGCTACAGCTAAAAAGTTGTC